CTAATATAGCTTTTGCCCCACCCAGTTCGCGACGATCAACCCCGGCACGCTGTCCAACGCTTGGTCAGCATCGCGGTCGAGATCAAGCCGCTTGTGCAGCTTGACCTGCGGGACCAGCAGGAAGATCGGAGCGGTGACTTGGTTTCGGCCGGTCTTCGCGCGCGAGGCCACAGCCTTACCGCGCTTGTTGATGCGAGCTCTGTCAGCTACGAGCAGGCTCGGACCTCGGCGGCGATAGACGAACCGCAGGCGCAGGCCGCGCCGCCGCTCCCATTCGCCCGGGGTGATCCGGCGACCACGCAGGCCTCGTCCTGCGGCTTCCGTCGGGATCGCGAGGTAGAAGCCTTCTTTCGAGCGGATCATCGGACCAGTGTCGTGGGCGCCCACGATGACCGGTGCTTTCGACCAGACCAGCGCCGCTGCATCGAGGCTTTCGCCTGCGCGCGGAAAAGTTTGATTGCGGATCGAGTTGGCAAGCCGTCGCCCGAGCCCCGCGCCGGTGATCTGCGTCCGCCACGAAGACTTCAACCCGGTCCCTGCCTCGCGCATCGCAGCGGTGACGGCCTTCTCGCCCGCCTTCACCTCGGCCTCCATGGCGGCGACAAGATCGGGCGTGATGTCGAGCTTCAGCTTCATGCCGGGCGCAGGTCCACGGTCCAGACCAGCCGCTCTCGGTCACGGACAGGCTCGCCCTGAATGAGAAAGGCCTCGCCGTCGATCTCCACGCGATCGCCGGGGCGTGGGTTCGCCACCTCGGCGACGCGAAGGTCGATCCGGGTTGTTTCAGACCAGAGCCGGGCGTCGCCAAAGTCGGTGATTGCATCAGCCTGCCGCGAGACGACGCGCACCAGAACGGGCGCACCACCATCGGAGGTGTAGACCGCCTCACGCCCGATGTTGGGATCTGAGAACAGTGCATCAACGATGGCGGCAAACGCCGTCATCAGAAGCTCGCGTTCAGGCGCACCCGGCCGATGGTGTCACCGGCTCCGCCAGCAACAGCTTCGGTGGCCACGCCGATCAAAGTGTTCGATGTGGCCACGCTTGTGGTGCGCTTGTTGGTGTCGTCCCAATAGACCTTGGCGCCAACGGTCCAGGCCTGCGAGCCAACCTTGGTGAGGTCGAATACGCCGGTCAGGGCGGCCTCAACGGGATCGTTCAGGGCGGCATCCCCGGCGGCAACGCCGAAGATGGAGCCGACGAGCAAGCCGTCGCCGGAGGTCACGGCATAGGGCGCGGTCAGGGTGATGGTGTTGCCGGGCTGGACGTAGTTTTTCATGTGCACGTTCCTTTGCAAACAGGAACGGGCGGCCCGATTGGACCGCCCGTCAGAGGTGAGATGTCAGGGATGACCCCGGTTATGCGCCCGGGTTCTTGTAGAGACCGCGCCAGTCGATCGCCTTGGCGCCGAAGTCGAGGCGGCACTTGATCTCGACCCCGTCGACGTCGAAGCCGTTGCGGGTCTCGATGTAGGCGCCTTGCTGGCCCTCGAGATAGGCGTATTCGATGGTGTCGATCTGGTTCGGGCTGGCCGCAAGATACCAGGCGGTTTCGCTGGCGGCGTCGAGGCGCGGCTCGCTGATCGGCGCAAGTGTGCGGATCGACTGCGGCACCACGCTAGACGTCGCGGCGGGGACAAGGTTCTGCGCAACCAGCTGCTCGGCCTTCAATTCCAGTGAGGCGGGCACGATCAGGAAGGCGGGACGGACATTCAGAACGGTCTTCTTGTCGAGGCCGGTCTGCTTGGCCATGGCGGCGCGGGCCGCGCCGACGCTGCTCACGTCGAGTGCTGCGCCGGTGCCCGCAAGGTTCTTATGGCTGTTGTGGAAGAGCGCGTTGCCGTCGGCCATCGCCGGGTTTGCGGTGATGATGCCCCAAACCACGTCCGACTCCAGCTGGGCGATGGAATTGCCGTACATCGCCGGGATGCGCGTGAAGGCGTCGAGATCGTCGTTGATCAGCGTCTGGCGCGTGATGGCGACCACCCGACCATAGGTTTTGACCTTGTAGCTCTCCTTGCTCTCACCCAGCGTGCCACGCTTGAACTCGCCGCTTTCGCTCACCTCCAGCAGCTGCGGCGCTTCGCCGAGCTGGACCCGGTGCATGGCCTTGAAGTCGGTCGCCAGAACCTGACGGCAGAACAGCATGAACGTTCGGGGATAGGCCTCGTAGGCCTGCCGCAGGGTCTTGTTGGTGACCGCCGAAAGGATCTCGGGGAAATCGGAAGTTGAATGCAGCGCGCGCGTAGCAACCTCGTCGCGCGACAGGCCGCGTGTGTTCACGCCAGCATTGCCGAGGCTTTCACGGGCCAGTTCTATGAGCGTCATGCCGCGATACTGGCGGGCGGCGTCCTCCAGCTGAAAGAGTGTCGGGCTATAGCGGTGCAGCAGCGCATTTGCGACGGCGTCGCGGCGGGTGACCTGTTCATCGCGGCCGCCCAGAGGGATCGATACCTGGCTGAAGGTGCGGGTTTCTTCGGACTTGGCGGCCACCTGATCGAGGATCAGACGGCGGGCTTCGCCAATATCGGTCCCGCGTTTCACCAGATCCTCGGCAAAGCTGCGTTCGAGGTTCAGACGTCCAGCCAGATCATAGATCGTGGAGACGCGATCACGCTCGGTTTCGCGCGCACGGGTCGCGACCGCTTCGGTGTCGGGTGCTGCGGCAGTGTCAGCCTTCTTCGATTGTGGCTGCGCGCGGGTCTCAACGGCAGCGGCAATCGGTTCTGCCGCAGCCGGTTTCGGTTCAGTCATCGTGGTGTCCTCGGTTTCAACCGGCTCGACCGGCTTTTGCGCTTGGGTTTCGGCGTCGTTCGCCGGATCATTGGATTTGTCCGTCATCGGGATGGCTCCTGTGTTGGTGGATGGGACGTCCCGGCGATGGAGGACGCAGTCATGAAGGGGGGATTGCGTGCGAAAGCCCGCAGCAGGATCCGCGCCAACGGGCACGGCGGAGACCTCGAAGGGCGTCCAGTCCACCGCGCGCCAAAGCTCGCGGGCCGCTTCGGGTTTCGAGACCTCAAAGCGATGGACCTGGTAGCCGATGGAGACCGCGCGGATGTGGCCGGCCTGGATGTCACGCCAGATCGGTTCGACATCGGCGCGCTCAGATATCCGGACCTGTGCGATGCCCCGGCCATTTTCGATCCGCGCCGAGCCCGGTACGACCGAGCCGATCACGGCATCCAGCGTGTCGACCTCGTGCACCTTCAGAAACGGCGCGCCCGCATTCAGACGGTCGAGCCGCACATGGTCCGGATCGAGGCTCAGTTCCTCGTCATAGGGCTCGCCGAACAGGGTCGAGCGGCGGACCCGCGCGCCCGCCGACCAGATCACCTCAACGGTGCGGGCGTCGGAATTGGCTGAGTTCGGCGCAAGCTCCGCCATCCGGCGCAAGGCCGGGATTTCGATCATCGTGTCCATATTGCTCAATCCTGTTGGTCGGCCTGCGCCGAGTCGGTGTCCGTGTCAGCGGCGGGCTTGTCGGCATCCAGATCATCGGCGGCCGGATCGCCGACCCCGTTATTGGATTGGGCGCTGCCGGTCTTGGTGACGCGGCGCGGGTCGCTGTCGAGCACCAACCCAAGGTCATCGAGTTTGGCGTTCGTGGCCGCGATTTCGGCCAGCACGGCGTCCGGGTTGCGGCCCTGCCGTGCGATCACCTCCGCGAGCGTCATGGTGCCAGAGCGGATCGACAAGAGGTTCGCCATCGCGTCCTTCTGTGGATCGACCGCCTCGAACTTCGGGGGCGACCATTCGACCGGTACATCAGGTGACGGTATCTGGCCCGCAGCCCACGCGGCTTCCGTGAACCAGCGCCAGACTGGGGTGCAGAACATCGGGATGAAGAGCTGCCACTGCACGGCGTCGATCTGGCGGCGGAACTCGACGAGGCCCGCCCGGATCGACGAATAGTTGACCTGGGACAGGTCCCCGGTCAGCAGCTCATAGGGCACCCGGAACCCGGCCGAGATCGTGTGCAGGCTCGCCCGCTTGTACTCGGCATAGCCTCCTGTGGCCGAGGGCTGGTTGAAGCGGATGTCTTTGCCGCCGCGGGCATAGGCGATCAGCCCCGGCTCGAATTGCTCGACCCGGTTGCCATCAGCATCCACCACGGAGGGCGCGATGCCCTGCTGGGCTTCATCGTCGCCAAAAACAATGGCCGTGACGCAGGCCTCGGTCTTCTTGCGGACCAGTTCGGCCACCTCGTAGTCGTCAAGGTCGCGCAAGCTGCGGATCACCGGTGCCCCCCATGGAACGCCGCGCGCCTGCGTGCGCTGTTTTTCATAGACGTGGGCGATCTCGGTCGCCGGGACCGAACGGCTCTGCAGGCCGTTCTGCAGCGCGCCGTAGGCATCGCCCGGATGCTCGGTATGCAACCAATAGGCCCGGCGCTTGCCGACCGGGTCGAACTCGATCCCTTGAACCAGCCGTCCCCCGCCGAGTACGCCGGATTTCGTGGCGTCGAGGAAGTCAGCCTCCAGCACCTGCACTTGCAGCGGCACCGGCAGCCCGTCGCTGGCGCGCCGCAGGCGGCGGCGCACCAGGACCTCGCCCGCCTCGACCATCTCGCGACAGATCAACGTTTGCAGACCATAGAAGTCGAGCTGGCCGTCGGCATCGGCCCTGTCCGACCATTGCGCGAAGAGCGCATCGACCTTGCGGTCCAGCTTGTCGTTGCCGCTCGCCGCGCGCGGCATGATGCCCGCGCCGACGATGTTGTTGACCAGCACCGCCACGGCCTTCGCCGCATGCGGGTTGTTGCGCACCAGATCGCGCATCCGGTCCCGCAAGAGCGCCCCGGCCACGCCGACCTCAGTGTCGGCCGAGGTGCCGGGCGCGCGCCAACCTTCGGTGCGCCGCCCCTTCGCGGCACCATCGTAGCCCCGCGTCAGGGTTTCAAACGCCTGCCTGGCAAGGACACGGCGGGCCGCAGTACGCGGGGCCACCGTGGCAATCGCATGATCAAACCAGTTGGCTGACATCAGCGATCTCCACGCGAGAAGCCCGCGAGGCCGGCGATCGGCAGCGGCTGTGTCGTCCCCGCGATAGCGCGTTCGATGGTGCGGATGCGCGCCAGCAGATCCTCTGCCGAGCCGTAGTCGACGGATTTGCCGTCATAGCTGACCCGTGTCGTGCCGCTGGCATAGGCTCGGCGCAGCGCCGACAGCTCGGTTTCCGTCCAGTTCGTCATGCTCAAAACCATCCTCCGCGCCGTCCAAGCCAGTCGGATTTGCGCTTGCCCTGCGACGTCTGCGCTTGCCTGTTGATCTGCCCCGCGGGGTCTGCGGAGACATCGGCCACCCCGAGCTGATCCTCAAGGTCGCGCCATTTCTCGTCCGTCCAGCGATCCGCTCCGGCGATCCAGGCGGCTGCGCGGGCATAGACGCGGCAGTCCAGCGCCTCGTTGCGTTCGCGCAGTTTCTGCCATTCAAGTCGGGCGAAGCCGCGCTTGGTGCGCACGGTGACCAGCTGTTCGGCCACGAACTGCTTCAGCCACTCGTTCTCGACCCAATGCGGCAGATGCACCGTGCCGGGTGAGAACGCCGCGCCGTTGGCGCGTTCCTCCTCGGTCGGCCGTTCCAGTCGCAGAAACCGATAGGTTTCGGCCTTGAAGGTCGATACCGCCACGGTCCAGAGGCGTGCCCCACGCCGCAGACGTTTGCCGCCCTCGGTCGCGTCCACATAAGTCGGTCCGGACACCGGGCTCGCGCGGTTGAAGCCTTCGACGCCTTTCACGGGCGCGACCTGCGCGAACCCTTGCGCCCGCGACCAGCCGTAGACCGCCGGGGCCTCATAGCCGGTGTCGATGGCAAGCCGCGCGATCTTCAAATGCGCGCGGCGTTCATGCGGCCATGTGCGATTCAGCAGCGCCGTCAGGTCGCTCCAAGCCTGATGCCGGTCCGGCCCGCCTTCGATGACAATGTGATCGACCAGCCAGCTTTCCAGTCCGCGCCCCCAGGCCCAGACATCGACCTCGATCCGGTCTTTCTGGACGTCGGCACCGGCGGTCAGGAACAACCCGCCCGCCGGGACAACGCCCGGTTTCCAGCGTTCGCGCTGGTCGTAGAGCCGCTGCCAGTCCGGTGCTTCCCCGGTCTCGACCCAGGTCTCGCCGAGGATCGTGTTCCGAAACGCCTTGATGGCCTCATCCGACCCTTGAGCCGCATCCCAGGCCCGTACGATCCGCTCCCAGCTCAGCCAACCGACGGGCGAATAGAGCGCCGAGAGGTGGTAGCCAACAGTGTTGGGATCTGCCGCCGTAGCGGTCGCCCGCCATTCGCCAGCCTCAAGCATGGCCGTCTTGTGATGTTCGGCGATGGGCTTGTCGCAGCCCTCGCAGTGATATTCCGCTAACTCTGGCTGCCCCTTTTCCCAGCGCAGGCGTTCGAATTTCAGCCACTGCATCGCGCCGCAATGCGGACAGGGCACAAAGAACCGGCGTTGGTCACTGGCCTCGTAGTCCCGTTCGATCCGGCTCATCCCCCGAATGGTCGGGGTCGAGACCAGGAACACCTTGCGCCGGTGCGCGAAAGTCAGCGAGCGCGCTTCCGCCAGCGTCACCGGATCGCCTTCCTCGTCGGCCGAGGCCGGATAGGCATCGACCTCGTCGAGGAAGATGTACCGCGCCGGGGTCGAGCGCAGCCCGACCGCCGAGTTCGCCCCCGTCATGATCAGGATGCCGCCCGCGAATTCCTTCGACAGCATTGTATTGCCCGCGTCCCGCGAGCGCGCCGGTTTGACCCGCTCCCGCAGTTCCGGGCTTTCGTCGATCAACGGATCGATCCGCTGTCGCGAGTTCCGTTTGGCCAGTTCCACCGTCGGCTGGACCGCCAACATCGGCCCCGGCGCCTGGTGGATCGCAAAGCCGATCCAGTTGTTGCCGGCCTCCGTGGCACCGACCTGCGCGGCCTTCATGAAGACGATCCGTTGGGTGGGATCGCCTGGGCTCAGCCGGTCCATGATTTCGCCCATGTAAGGCGTGCGCGCCGTGCGATACCGCCCGGGCTCAGCCGACGCGCGGCCTGAAAGCATGCGGTGCCGATCCGCCCATTGCGAAACCGTCAGGTCCGGATCCGGGGTGAGGCCTTCGCCCCAGGCGCGCAGGATTTCAGCCGCACCCTCGAAATCCTCATCGGAGATCGGGTTTGACCTCGGCAAGGTCGTCGAGCTGGGCACGGACGTGTTTCTCCAGAACCTTTTGCATTGCTGCGGGCTCAACGCCGAGGTCAGCAGCCATCAGCGCCGCTGCCCGCGCGGGCCAGTTGACCCAGACGTCCCGCTCCTGGCGCGCGAGCCGAAACACCAGCGACAGCGCGCGGGCCCGGTCGATCAACTCGCCTTTTAGCTTCTGCAGCCGGAGGCGGCGTTCCTGCGCCTTCAGCACTTCGTTCGCCGTCTTGGCCTGCAGGAACGTGGTGCCACCACCCACCGGCGGGGCAGACATTCCCTGTTCGCGAAGCGTTTCACCCACGGCCGAGACGGCAGCCTCGGATACAGGCTTGAGCTTCGGCTTCGGCGCTTTGCGGGTTTTCGACGGGTCGGTTGCCTGCGCACGCAGCGCATCGCTCGCCTCCGCGTCGATACTGCCATCGGAATGCAGAACCACTCGTCCCGTTGCCTTGGCCTTCTGGATGGCTCCGCGTGAGAGACCGACGCGGGCGGCGTATTGGCGCTCGCTCAGACCCTCCATGGAACGCTCCGATTATCATTCAAAATCATGTGCTTATGTAGTTGATAAGCCTCCGCACCAGAGCGAACGTGGTCCTACGAAAACGATGCAACTCACCACGGAGCCGCCACGATGACTCGCCTTAACCCACAGACAACGCCCCGCCATGAGCTTCGCGCCGAGAAAGCGCGTCGCAACAAAGAGGCGGCTGTAAACGCCTTCATCGGCAAGAAGGCCGAGATCGACGAGATGCTCGCCCGGCTACAGGGCCTCAGCGACGAACACTTCAACTGCCATCCCGACGAGATCGGCTGGGCCACGGTTGGCAGCCTCGAGCACTACGCCAGCCTCCTGAAGCGCATCACCGACAGCGCCTTTGGCGAAGGCGAATACGCGGAGTGACCCCGATGAGCAGCACCCTTGCAGAGCGCTACAACCTCGAGGTCAACCGCCTCATGCCACACATGGGCAGCGACCTGCAGGTCGATCCCAGCATCAACACCGCGAGCGAGATCGACGAGATCGTCTTTCGCCGCAGCGAATATCTCGGCGGCATGGCGGCCGTCCTCCTTGCCCTGATCGCGCGCGACAACTGAGCCTTCGCGCGTCGGTCCCGGCCCGCCCGAACGGCGGGCTCGCCTCGGTAGAAGCCACGCATTCCGCGCGGCTCAAACCGAAGAGGCACAGATGACCAAACTCACCGACACCCAAGCCATCATTCTCAGCGCAGCATCTCAACGCGACGGCCATATCGCCTTGCCGCTGCCCGACAGCCTGCGGGGCGGTGCCGCCGCAAAGGTGGTCGGCGCAATGCTCGCCAAAGGCTTCCTCGAGGAGGCCGAAGCGGACATTCGCAACGGCGAGCCCGTCTGGCGCGAAACCGGGGACGGTCACGGCGTCACGCTGATCGCCACCGACACAGGCCTCGCCGCCATTGGCATCGAGACCGACAGCACGGAGGTCAAACCGACCGAGGATGCAGCACCCAAGGCACGCGCGCCGCGCGTGGGCACCAAGCAGGCCACCCTAATCGCCATGTTGCGCGCGCCAGACGGGGCAACCATCGCAGAAATCATGGCCGCAACCGGATGGCAGTCACATACGGTGCGCGGTGCAATGTCCGGCGCGCTCAAGAAAAAGCTCGGGCTGAACATCACTTCGGAGAAGATAGAAGGACGTGGTCGGGTTTATCGAAACTGCAAAGAGTGATTGGCTGAGCCAATAGTCCAATTAGTTGGAGGATGTATCCCGATTGACTAAAACGGGATCTCGTCATCCGACGTGTTATTGCTCGCTTTCTCACGGAGTTTGCTGAGTTCTTCCTTAGGTGCGGAACTATTTCCATCAGTGAAGAATACTTCAAATCCGTATGAAGTGCGGCGGCGAACATGAGGCCTATTGTTCCCACGGTCCCACTCCGAAAGTTCATCGTAGGACGAGAACTGCGGACCTTTTGAGTATCCGCGTGACGCCATCGAAGCCCGCCAAGCATCGACCTCGTCTTGTTGCTCGGCGGCTTCGAGTTCGTCTTCAGTGGCCGTTCCCCACCAATTGGCCTTTTCTCGATTGCTTGCACGTAGGTACTGACGATTGTAGCCGTCAATGATGTCAACAGCGTCTGCACCCGCACCAAACACATCCTCGAAATCGCCCATATCGTTTCCGTCAGTTTTTCAACCCAATAAGACTTCTTGCGCCTAAGACTATTTCTCAATCATCCTACCGTCAGACGTCATCCACATTCCGTCACTGAAATAGGTATCATCACCACTGTCATCGATGGCGAACTCGTCATAGATCGCTTTCATTTCCCGAAGCGCCAATACAGAAATGTCTTCAAAACCCAGTCTATCAAGAATGGTCGCAGTGAGGTGAAGCAGGTCTTCTTTGTCAGGATAGACAGAAGACTCGATGTAAGGGCGTTCTGCGTGGTCCTTTTTCGTTGCAAACGCCATTTCACGATCCGCCAAAACCTGCACGGTTGCGCTGATCAATGCCTCTTGATCACCGTAGGCACGGTATTCTCCCGTGTCCTCCGAGGCCGTTGCCGTCATAATCCTGAAACCGTTGGCGTCAGAAATCAGCCTGTAGAAAACGTAAGGATCAGAGCAGATCCTGTACTCTTCTTGTTGGGAAGACAATTTGTTAGACTTCTGAATTATCGCCATGAATCCGGACCACGCTGTTTTCTGGCAGCTTACACTCTATCCGCGTTCAAACAACAGAACTTCGACCAAAGTAAGACGGTTCGGGGGTTCAATCTGCTTTGTGCATCCGGATCGCCTCGAACACCCGCCGGAGGGCGAAGGAACGCGCGATGCTCACCACGGTGAAAATCGCGCCCATCTTGAGGTTCTGCGCCAGCGTCGTATGCAGGCCGAAGATCGGGAAGATCAGGATCTGCGTGATGACCGCGACGCCGTAGCCGACAAGCACATTGGCGACGGCTTCGACCAGCGACATGAGGCGGGACTGTTTCATGCTGGCGCCTCATCCATCGGCCAGCAATTGAGCTGCAAGAGTTCGGAGCGCATGCGCGGCAACCAGTGGGACCACGCCGTTGCCGCAGAGCCGAAGGCGGTCCACCCGGTGGGCCAGCCCATCAGCGCCTCGACGAATGCTGGGTTCAGCGTCCGGCGCGGTTCGGAGGTATCGCTCCCAGCCGTCGGCGTCACCAGGACCTGGCGGCCAAGCAGGCCGTTCACCGGTGTGTTCGCCAATGTCGTCGCGCCGTCCTTGTGATCGCGCGCCGTCGGCGTCATCCACATCTGACTGGCGCTGGTCAGGTCGGCCGATTTGCGATTGCCCGCGCTCGGCTTGTTGCCGTCGGTCGCCATTGGCGTCGGCCAGTCCCGGGCCATCCCGTCCAGGCCCTTCTCGTTTTTCCGGGCACCGCCCCGACTGCGGAAGCTGTCGGTCTGGGGTGTTGGCCACATGGCGGCAGAGGTCGCCAGGTTCATCCCGTGTTTGCCCGCTTCTTGTGAGGGCGTTGGTTTCGTCTGCCGGTTCTCGTTGGCGCTCGCCCGTGGCGTCGGCCAGAGCCGCAGCAGCTCCGTCCGGTTCCCGCCACTCGACCGGGTCCCGGAGCAGGCGCGCGGGGTCGGCCAGTTCGCAGTCCGCTCGGTGCGCGAGGATGAAGAGCCGCTCGCGCTTGTGGGGCGCACCGACTTCCGCCGCCGTGAAGAGGCCCGTCGCAAGGCGGTAGCCCATGCCGACCAGTCCTCCGGCGACTTCGGGGAAGCCGAGGCGGAGATGATGGGCGACATTTTCGAGGAAGACGAAGGGCGGCTCGACCTCGCCAATGATGCGCGCGACATGTGGCCAGAGGTGGCGCGGGTCGTCCGCGCCCCGGCGCTTGCCCGCGACGGAGAACGGCTGGCACGGATAGCCCGCAGTGACGATGTCCACCGCGCCGCGCCACGGGCGGCCGTCGAAGGTTCCAACGTCGTCCCAGACAGGTGCCGGATCCAGGGCCGCCTCTTCCATCCGTGCCACGAGAATGGCCGCGGCGTAGGTTTCCCGTTCGACATGGCCCACAGTTCGATAACCGGGCATGGCGATGGTGAGCCCGAGGTCGAGCCCGCCTGCGCCGGAGCAGAGCGAGAGGCCGAACAGGTCTCCGACTCCGGAACCGTGTCCGGAGGAAGGTAAAGCCAGGTCATGCATCGCCTCAGCGTGGATTGGCCATGAGATCGGCGAAGCTCTCGCCGGTCCCGTCCAGCACGGCCTCTTGGCCGGTGAACTGCTGCCACCGCTGCACGGCGACATCGACATAGGCCGGGTTCAGTTCGATCCCGAGGCACACGCGGCCGGTGGTTTCCGCCGCGATCAGGGTGGTGCCAGATCCCATGAAGGGCTCGTAGACCGCTTGCCCCGGGCTTGAATTGTTGAGGATCGGCCGGCGCATGCATTCTACTGGCTTCTGAGTCCCGTGCACGGTTTCCGCGTCCTGATCCTTGTTCGCGATCTGCCAGAGTGTTGTCTGCTTGCGGTCACCCGCCCAGTGGCCCTTGCCGGTCTTCTTCACGGCATAGAGGCACGGCTCGTGCTGCCAGTGATAATCGCCGCGGCTCAGCACGAGGCGATCCTTGGCCCAGATGATCTGGGATCGGATGTTGAAGCCGGATGCCTCAAGGCTGTCGGCGACAGTGGTCGCATGCAGCGCGCCGTGCCAGACATAAGCCACATCACCCGGAAACAGCGCCCAGGCTTCCCGCCAGTCAGCACGGTCGTCATTCAGCACCCTGCCGGTGCGCCTGGTCGCGGCGGCCCCTGCCTTGTTGCGCCAGCCCGGATCGTATTCGACGCCGTAAGGCGGGTCGGTCACCATCAGCAGCGGTGTCACATCGCCGAGCAGTCGCTCGACGTCCGTGGCCACGGTCGCGTCTCCGCAGAGCAATCGATGCTTGCCGAGCAACCAGAGATCGCCGGGACGGCTGATCGGGGTTTCGGGGACCTCTGGAACATCGTCCTCGCCCTCGCGGGAGGCGGTTTCAGGATCGACCTCACCAGCCAACAGCGCTTCGAGTTCGGCATCGTCGAAACCGATGAGCGACAGGTCGTAGTCCTCGGCCATCAGATCGTTCAACTCGGCCGACAGCAGCGCCTCATCCCAGGTCCCGAGTTCCGTCAGCTTGTTGTCCGCGATCCGGTAAGCCCGGCGTTGCGCGTAGGTTAAATGCCCCAGTACGATCACCGGGGCCTCGGTCAGCCCTAGCTGCGTGGCGGCCAGCACCCGGCCATGGCCCGCGATCAGTTCTCCGTCATCAGCGACGAGGCACGGCACGGTCCAGCCGAACTCCGCCATGCTGGCAGCGATCTTCGAAACCTGATCCGCGCCATGCGCCTTCGCGTTGTTTGCGTAGGGCTGGAGCCTGGCCAGCGGCCACATCTCGATCGCGTCCGGGGCAAAGCTCAGGGTCATGCGGTTCGGTTCGCCTCAATCGGGTGGACTCCGGACACCGGCGGCCAGCCTGGACTCCACGAGGGGTCCAGCGGCCACCGGGTGTGTCCGGTGCCAAAGGTTTGTTTTGTTGTGGTTTTCAGAGGGTCGCGGGTGGATGCCTGCGCGGGGTGGCTTCCCAAAAAACCGGCCCTGTCGCTAGCGATATTGCGCGCTTCGCCCGCCCGTATACGTTTGGGGCCAGGAAGGACCCGTGAAGTCAGTGGGTTAGCGGTTTGGACCCGAACTGGACTCTGGACGCCGTGAGGGTATCCACCACGAAAAACGGGGAGAGCCGTCTTCCAACGCACTCTCCCCATCATGCCCTACGGGTAGCACGGAAATGTTGCATGTGTCGAACACAAAAGTGTTGCAACATATTGGAGTCGATCAGACATTCAGCCGCGACGCGATCTTGGTCAAGGCCAGCTTGTGCTTGCGCCATGCCGTTGTGCGGTCGACACCAAGCTCGCCGCTGATCTGCTTCCACGGCACGCGGGCGGCGCGAGACCAGATCAGCTTGCGCTCCTCCACCTCGATCCAGAGCACCCAGTCGAAGGTCTGCTCGAGCCGGGTGATGGCGGAGGCCGACGGCCAGACCCGCATCGGCTGTGGATCCATCGCCGCGATCTCTCGGGCAGACCTCACGATGTCTGGCCAGGCGTTGAAATACCCACGCGCCTTAACCGGTGGCAGCTTGCGCAGCGTGCGAAATGCTTCCTCGAAGTGGTCGGCGACATCGTCGGCGGTCCATGTCTTCTTCTCACCCATGGCGGACCTCCCCCATGGGGCGTGGCCCATAGAGCTTGGTGCCCAGCTGCTCGACGAGTTCGCGTTCCGGCCAGGTCAAGCGATGGTCATCAACCGAAACCGCCAGCACGCCTTGCTCGCGCCAGCCGTCACGCTTGACCTCTTCGGGTGAGCGGCGCTGGCCGCCGTAGCCTTTGGGGAAATAGCTCATGCCACACCTCCCTGCGTCTCGATCGCCCAATGCAGGATCGCGATGGCATCGGCCTCGTTGTCGTCGGCGGGGTTGAAGCCGCGGGCGCGTGCCGCGTCAATCATCGCCTGTTTCGGTGCGTTGCCTTTGCCAATGGCGTGGCGCTTGATGGTTCCGACGGGCACACCCTCGTAGGGAATACCCCTCAGCTCTGCCCAGCTGGTCAGCGACGCCATAAGCCCGCCGTAGACATGGGCTGCGTCGGTGCCGGCCTGACGACGCACCTCTTCAAACCAGATCGTGCCGACCGGGCCGCTCAGCCGATCCAGTTCTGTGAGCCAATTGGTGAAGCGCAGATAGCGCATTCCGCCACCATCGTAGCGTCCGGGTTTGAACGACGCGGTACCTGTGGTGACCAGCCCGTCAAAGCCACGAAGCGCCCAGCCCGTGGTAGTGCCAAGATCGAGCGCCAGGATGGGACGCAGTTTTTTTGATTGGGTCATGACGACCTCCTCCTCGATGTGCTGGACGCGGCGAGAAGACTGGCCGGTGAAGGCTGCGATCTCGCCAGGCCCCGAAGGGTGGTCTGGTCATGTCAGGTGCTGGGCGAATGATCCGCCCGGCACTTCTTTCAGTTTCTTCAGGCGGGCGACTTGAAGGAAGTCAAGCCCTAAGCCACTGACCTGTATAGGTAATATACCTTCTTTCAATATTTCAATTTTTTCATGGGGTACATCATCCTATTTCCAACCGCGCGCGCGAGGACACACACCTACAAGGCACCTCTTGAAAGATTGAAAGAAGTGAAGGAAGGCAAAACGCGTCATGTTTTCAGCCACTTGACCCTCAACTTCTTTCAATTGAAGAATGCCCGCGTTTGAAAGAAGCCCGCTTTTCAGCCCGACAGCCGATACACCATGGCCCGGCGCCCCCTGGTATCCCGCATGCCTGTGGTGATGTCGCCGCTTTCGATCAAAGTCAGCAGGATCTCGTCCCGGTCGCGCGCTTTCAGCCATTGGGAGGCCCGGGTGATCTCTGACTTGGTGATCCCCTTGGTACCAGCCGCGCGGATGATCTCTTTTAGTCGCTTCAGATGGGCCTCCGTTTCAGTATCGGCCACGTGCCGCTCGATGGCTTCCATCGTTCTGGCCGCGAAGTTCCGCACGAAACCTATGGCCCATTCCGCCGCGCCGAGATCGATTATGGGATGTGCCGGATCGCGACCGACGGCGACGATGAGCGACAGCTTGAGGGCATTTTCTCCGATCCGGGCAAGGATCGCGGTGAACGCCGTGCCCCGCGCCGCTCGCAATTCCTCTGTCAGTCCGGCGCTCAACTCCTTGAAACGGGCTTTGGCCTCATCCGACATTGGCACCGTGATCGGGTTCACCGCTGTTGTCTGGCCTGGGGTCATTCCGGTGAGATTGCCGCTTTGCAGACCACCTCCGGCCGCAAGGGTCTTGAGCCCGTGGATCAGCGCCGGGGGTGTCTGCCGAATGCCGGCAGCGAGGTTTTCATCAGGGTAATCCTCATCGCTGGGCAGGATGAGAAACCGGGCGAGCGATCCATCCACAACATTCGCGCCCTGCAGCGCGCCCCAGAAGTGAAGGGGTGTCGTCGTGCCATAAACACAGAGACAGGGTTGGTTGATGTCGCGCCGGTCATTCGATCCGTCCCGGTTGGCGTATTCGGCCCCCAGGAACACCCCGCCGGCCGCTGTGTAGAGTTCGGTCATGTTGTCGAGGATCTCGGTGATGTGGCGCGGGCTGCGCTTGCGATCCGCCGCGGCCGACAGGAACATGCCGAACTCGTCGATCTGAAACAAGATCGCGGGCTGGCGGTGCAGCGCCGTCAGGAGGCCTGCACCCGAAGCGATCTTGTTTCCGCCAAGGTGATGGGCGAGCCCGCCTTCAAAGAACACCTCGTTGATGATTTCCCGCGCGTGGTTCTTGCCCGAGCCGCTATCGGCGATGCCGACAATATAGAGGTTGGAGCGCAGATTGCTCTCGGTCCGGTAGTTCCGGCCCATGAGCGCGCCGATGGCGCAGAGACTTGCGCCGAGTGACAGAAGCGGCTGCGGTCGCCTTGCGGTCGACAGCATGTAGGCGGTCAGATCCCCGACCAGCCCGTCCGGCATATGTAGCGTGTAGGCGGCGTGATCGTCCCTTTCCGCGTGGGGCTCAGATGGGCTGCCCAACTGTGACAACAGCCCTGCAGCGGGGTGCGTTTCCACGCAGTCCGTGGATCCGTCAAGGCGCAGCGACGCGTCGGGCTTCCAGCCGCGCTCCAGGGCGAGATGATAGATCGACCCCGCGCCGATCCGGTCCGGTCTGAAGCTTGTCCAGGTCTTGAGCGTGGTCGCCGGTACATCCTTTGCGGCCTGTGCCGACCATTGCGCGAAGACATCCTCGCCGTCATCGCCAAGCGCGCCTTTAAGCGCCATGCCGATCCGCATCCAACTGTCGTAATCAAGCTCGGCATTCGGCAGGCATTCGAGAGCCGCTTGAATCGCCGGCAGCGTGCCTGTCTGGCTGTGCCCGGTGAGATGGGAGTGCACTGTGGGCGTCACCGCGAACCCGCGGTGGCGAACTGCGTCTGGAAGCATTGCCTGAGCCTCCTCGAGGAAGGCCAACGCCTTATCGGCCGTGATAGTCGGGAGGTCGGCGATATCGAGGTCAGCCAGGCCTTCCTCGGGCCAAGCATAGGGCGCGCCCGTATCGGGATGGGTGGCGTAGGCCAGAAACTGTTGTCCGAGACAGAGCACCTCTAGCGGATGGCGCTTGATGCCACGAAACGGCTCTGCCGCACGGTAGACCAGCAAACGCTTGGGGGCGCGTCCGATGCGCAGCGCCGGTGTGTCGCCAAGGCGATCGCGCGCCAGCTTCTCGATCTTCAACGCGAGCTCAGCATCCTCGGCGATGTCGATGTCGATGGCGGCAACCGCGCCACCGACGAGCCCGACGCCGCAATTGGGCCAGGCAGACCAAGTTGCGACTTCGACCTCGGTCGTCGGGCGCGCGGCATGGCGGTTCCACTCCGGGTAATCCACCCAAGCGCCACGCTGGAAACGGCCGGGTTTCTTGGTGCCGGGCGCAATGGGCAGGATGGCGTAGCCATTGGTGACAAGCCGCGCGCCGTAGCGCGCCATGTGGGAGGAGCTCTGCATCAGAAAGGCACCTCCGGCACCATGCCGTCGAGCCGGGTGCGATCCCGCGCGGCAAGCTCGCGCAGGTGATCGCAATAGCCGGTGACCACGACATCAATGAACTGATCCCATTCGGTCGCGCTCAAGGTCGTGAGATCGGATTTGCCGATGCTCTCCAGAAAGGCACCACCTTCCTGACCGCCAACGGTCATCGCCTCAGTCTCGTTGGGTGTAGGATCGATCATGCCCTTCCTCCCATGGCAGATGTTTTGACACGTCCGGCTACAGAGGGACTTGCGGCTTTGGTCGCGCCACGGGTCCGAGACGGGGAAGACAGGGTCGAACCAGCCAAACCCGCGAGGTTGCCGGTGGCAGACGGCGCAGAGGCCGTTGTGGAATGCGTGCATGGGTCAAACCTGTAGCCGGTGATCTCGAAAAACCGGCCCGACGGACGAACCGAGATGTGGCTGGGACGTGCCAAGCTGCGGGATAGCGTCAGGGCCTCGTTCACACTGCGCGGCACAGGCTGACCGGGCGCACGCTTGCGCCACCAGTCTTCTGCCTTTCGCCGCGCGTAGCCCTGATGCTCGAAGCAGATCCACTCCTGATAGGTCGTGAGCCCGCAGCTATAGGTCACTTTCAGGGAGGGCCGACCGCCCCGCTTGTCATGGCGGCTGTAGGACACGTTGCTCACGGCGACCCATTGCGGTGCCTTGGGCGACAGGACGGGCAAAGTGGCTGCGGTCGGCGCGATCTTCACCTCACGCGGCGGGAACACATAACCGCAATCCGGGCATTCCGCCGCCGAGAGGGCGACGATGCTATCGCAGTCCGGGCAGACCTTGGTCGGCGCCTCGCCCCCGCCGCCATCACCGGGGCGTTTGGGTCGCACCAGGTCGATCGGTCCGTGGCGACGGACATTGCCCGCGAAGTCCAGCACCAGGCAATTCTCCTTGCCGGGCGCGAGACGGGTGCCGCGCCCGACCATCTGCACATAGAGCCCGGCCGATTGCGTCGGGCGCAGCAGCGCGATCAGGTCGACACCGGGCGCGTTGAAGCCGGTGGTCAGCACGCCCATCGATGCGAGCGCCCGGATTTCGCCGCGCTTGAAGGCGGCAAGGATCGCATCGCGCTCGTCCTTTGGCGTGTCGCCAAAGATCGTGCGGCAACTGATGCCCTGGCGGCCGAACTCCTCTGCCACGTGGCGCGCATGCTCGACGCCCGAGCAGAAGGCCAGCCAGGATTTCCGATCGCGGCCATGCTTGATGATCTCGGTGACGGCCGCGCGGGTGATGGCGTCCTGATCGACCGCCGCCGCCAGATCGCGCGCAATGAAATCGCCAGCGCGGGTGCCCACCTTCGATACATCCAGCCGGGTGGCGGGCTGCTTCGAGACCAGAGGGCTCAGATACCCCGCATCGATCAGTTCGCGGACCGGGGCCTCATAGGCGATGTCGGTGAAGAGCGCATTCTGCCCCTCGTGCAGCATCCCGCAGTCGAGCCGGAACGGCGTGGCGGTTAGCCCGATCACCTTGAGCGCTGGGTTGATCGCCTTCAGCGCGTCGAGGAAGCGCCGATACATGGTGCTCGATTTTCCGGGGATCAGATGCGCCTCATCGATCAGCACCAGATCGGTGTGGCCAATCTCGGCCGCCCGGCGGTGGATCGACTGGATGCCGGCGAAAAGGATCCGCGCCTGCGCCTCGCGCTTGCCGAGGCCCGCCGAATAGATGCCCGCGGGCGCGTCCGGCCAGAGGCCGATCATCTCGGCATGGTTCTGGGCGATCAACTCGCGCACATGGGTCACGATAATGATGCGCTGGTCGGGCCAGGCCTTCAGGACGCCTTCGATGAAGGACGCCATGACGAGCGATTTGCCGCCCGCGGTCGGGATGACGACCAGCGGATTGCCGGTGTGGGTTTGGAAATAGCCGTAGATCGCCGTGATCGCGGCTTCTTGATAAGGGCGCAGGGTCAGCATGGCGCGGCCTCCGGGGAACGGGCGTCATTGGTCCAGGTCGAGCCATCGGCCATGCGGTAGGTGACGACATCGTCGCCCGCATCGATGACCTCGCCCGGGATGAGGTCGGGGATGAAGAGATGGCGGCCGCAGGCCGCGCGTTGCTCCGCCGGTCCGAGCATCCGGTCGTGGCGCGCACAGTGCCAACCACCGACGTCTTTGCTGGCCGCGCTTCCGGATGAAGAACCGGTATCCACTTCTTCTGGAAGCGCTCCGACGGGCGTCGCATGCAGGCAGGACCGGCAGGTTACCGCGACCCCACCGCCGTCATGGCAGGTCGCATGGTGATCGCAGAACCGGCATTCGAACCAGGCCGGGTCCTCGCTGATCCGCGCAGGCGGATGCTGGGCGAAGATGATGCGCCCCGCCTTCTCAAGAAGGCGTTCGGCCATAGCGTGGTCCGCCTCGATACGCTCGATATGCAGCGCGTCCGTGTCCTTGCAGACCGCGACGTAGAGGGCGCGCGTGATGCCTGTCAGGTGCATGTAGATTTGCATCTGCGCCGCGTGCTGGGGCTTGGCCAGAACGACACCCTTGGCGACCAACTCGTTGAAGCTCTTGACCGAATGGGTCTTGAACTCCAGCACATGCCAGGTCTTGGGCGCTTCCAAGAGTCCGAGGGCCACGCCATCGAGTGAGCCACCGAAATGCCCGCCATGGGCCTCGACCCGGAACTGGCGGCCGGTCTCGGGATCGACCTCAAGCACGGTTGCCCCGGTGGCACGCAGGTTGCGCACAACACGGTCCTCTTCCAGCTGACCCGTTTCGAAGAGGCGCAGCAGACGGCCGGAATGGCGCGCGGGCGTGATCCAGCGGAAGTCATACCAGAGCGCCCGGGCACAGGATTTGCCGATGATCGACGCCCCGAGGTGATCGCGGAAACCATCGCCCTGGCGGGTCTCATAATCGGCATAGATCGCCGTCAGCGTCGGCGTGGGGGCTTCGGGAAGCTCTGCCATCACAGACCCTCCCGTTCGCTGCGTGCCTGAGCCTCGGCCAGAATGCCATCCCAGGTGTCGGGATCATGGCGTTCCCGCAGGATGCCGATCAGCGCGTCCTTGAGTTTTTCGCGGCGACGGCGGCCAGTGCCTTGCGCCATCAGTTCGGCCCGCTCGCGGTATAAGTGGCGCAGGGCCGTGCGGGCCCGGTGGAACCAGTCCGGGTCGATTGGCCTCGCCCCGCGCTGGCGCGCCAGATCAGCGGTCGCGATCTGGGTGCGAATCTTGGCGATATCGTCGTCGAGTTCGATAAGACGCCGTTGATGTTCAGGCACGCCGGGGCTGTTCACAGCCGCAGGGGCTGCGTTGGTCATGTCAGTCATGGGAATTTCCTCAGATTGGGTTGCGCGCTGCCCCGACAGTCAGGGCGCAGGGCAGCGCGAAGGCTCAGCCCTTCTTGTTCCAGGGCGCGGAGGCCATTTTCGGCGGCGGCGTAGAAGCGCTCCCGCCATTGGGCGGTGTTGCAGCTTGCTGGGCCGCCGGTCCGGGCTCGGGCAGCAGGTAGCGAATGCCGTTGCTCTCGCCGTAGCCGTTCTTGGGCGGTTTGACCGTCACCTGAATGGTCATCGGGATGAGATGCAGCTCCTCGCTGTCACTGACCTGCATCTTGCCGGTGGCGTGACAGATCGCCGACAACGTCCGCTGCGCGATTTCCACTGTAGTCGGGTTCGGGTTCACCAGGTTAAGCTGGTCAAAGATCTTCCGACCCTTGTGTTCGCCCTCCAGGATATCGAGCATCAACCACAGGAATTGGCCCATCCCATTGCGGGTCACGCGCATCTCGCTTTCGACGATCTGGGCGCGGTACTTGCCTGCGGGAAGGACCTCGTAGGCGGTGGTGGGCTCGACGCCGGTCGCGTCGAAGGACGTATCGAAACGTGCCATGGTATTGTCCTTTCTGGATTATTCAGGCTGCGGCATGGCTGCGAGGAACTCCGACCACGCAAGCGGCAGGGTGTCCGGCAGGCCGTAACGGTTCTTGGCGAGAAAGGCGGGGCGCTCTTCGGTGTGCATGACGCGCGCACCGGACCCGAGCGCCCGGGTTACCTTCTTGTTGAAGCCGACATCGGATTTCGCAACCGAGATCTGATAGTTGGCGAAGAGCACCACGTCCGAATGCTCCTGCAGCAGCGCCGAGGCGCGGGTCTGCAGCTTGATCACATAGCGGTCGTAGGGTTCGTGCTCGGGGCTGTCGAAACGCTTGATGTCGGTATGGGCGATCTGGATGACCACCATGCCCTTGCGGTCCCGCAGCACGTTGAGCTTGTCGAGATACTCACGCCAGATGGTCAGTGCCTCGGCATAGCCCTTGCCGAAGCCCGGCGTCTCGATGGAGGCCCAGCCGTTGCGTTTGCAGGCCTCGGCCCAGATCAGCGGCTCCAACCAGTCGACGCTGTCGATGACGACTGTGCCATAGTCGTGGTCTTCATCCAGCAAGGCGTCGAGCGCTTCCGACACGTCGGCATAGCCCGTCGCCAACGGAAAATGCGGGACCTGCAATTTGCCAAGACCATCCTCGGTCATGAGGAAGACAGGCCGGTCAGCATCGGCCGCGAAGGTGGATTTGCCGACCCCGGCCACGCCGTGGATCAGGATGCGCGGCGGCTGAAGCACCGATGCTGTGCGCAGGGAAGCGAGAGAAATGGCCATCAGCGCACCTCCTCGTTCAGCATCAGGCGAAACTTGGGCTTGCCGGTGCGGACCGTGCGCGCGGGCTCGAAGCCCTTGCGCCAGCTCTCCGGCAGCGCGGCGTATTTGCGTTCCGAAACCTTCAGCGTGGTTTCGATGAACTCGGCCGGGTTTTCGCCCGATGCGGCGATGGTTTCGGCCAGTTCTGCCAGCGCGCGCTGATCCCAATCGATGCGTTTTGGCAGGTCAGCGATCACTGTGACGCCGTCATCCTCTAACCGGATCGTGCCGGTGTCCTTGCCCGCCTCCTGGCGGTTGTCATGGGCGCGGTCGGCGTACTTCAAGGCGATCGCGCCTTCGAGCCAGTCGGACACCATCTTGGCCCGCTGAAGGTCTTGCTGTGCCGCCTCTTGCAGCAGCGCCAGTTGATCAGCGGAAAGCGCAGCGATCTCGCCGACGGGCATGGCGGGAACATCCGCGAGTGTGATGTGGTTAGGGATCGTCATTGCAGCCCCCTTACGCCGACATCGGGCGATGGGGTTCGCCGTCTGCGCCGCGGATCTGCTCGGCCTCGAACGCCTCGACATCTTCGAGGCGGTAGATCACGCGGCCGCCGAGCTTGATGAATTTCGGGCCTTCGCCCGTCCACCGCCAGCGCTCCAGCGTCCGGTGCGAAATGTTCCAGCGAGCCGCCAGCTCGATCTGGGAAAGGTGCCTTGTCGCCATGTGAACCTCCTTGGGGATTGTGCGAACAGTTGCGGGACCAACATCGCGGAGGGGGCGGTAGGGCTGAGGGAGGGCAATGGTAGGGAAGCCGGTAGGAAGGTGACAAAAAGCAAAAGGCCGCCCTGCTGGACGGCCTTTGAAACGGCGATGTCTGGTCACGTCAGGGCTCGATCCAACAATTTCCGTCGGCGTATTTGATGAAGGAACGCCAGTCGTCGCGACCGCTGAATACCTTGGAGAACGCGTTCGTGCTGTCCCCGTAGCCCGCCTCGAAAAGGACGACCGCCGTCCGGCACACAGGCGAACCTGACCAATAGGCGTCAAACAACAGCCCCAAGAGTTGCCGCTGTTTATCGCTGCCAAAGGTGAGGGTTTCGCCGCGTAGCCAGACGATGCCGTAATCGTCAGAGTGATCGATAGGAAACCGTCGCTGCGCCTGCCCGGGGAAGACCCTTGCCCCCAGGACCTGCGGTGAGATCGCTAGCTTGGTCGGATCACTTGCGACATCCGCAACACTGATGAAGTGATTTCGCTTCTGGGAGGTCTCCGGGATACGCCCACCGGCCGTCGATGTCAGGATGATGCGGATTTCGTGCGGCGGCTTGCGTGCAATCAGCGCCTCAAGCTGCGCCCAGACACGCGGATCAATGAGTCGCCGGGCGAACCAGACGGGCACCGGGGCCTTGGCGCCGGCAAGCTTGATGGTGCCCACATCCCAGATGAGATCGGCAATCAAAGGTGTCGGACGGGAGGGCCCGGCACGCTCGAACGCCACCAGCATCTTGGCGAGGGCCAGACCACAGTCGACCCTGCATGCCGCGATGTCCTGATCGGTCACAGTGATCCATCGGCCAATGCTGTCGTGATAGCCGAATGATTTCAGCTCGGCCGACCAGATCGCCTCAAACGGCTCATCTTCGTAGTCATCCATACCCGCAACGACCGGGACATGCCCGTTCGGAACCAGCAGGTTGGCCTTCAACAATGCGTCTGTCGCAGCGCGCGAGACCTGGTGCAGCGCCGATACCTGAAGAGACGCGCTGCGGGCTTCCATGGCCCGCAGCAGAAGATCGATCGCACGCTTACTCAAGGACGTCGCCTTCGTCGGTGTCGTCTTTCAGGATGCCCCAGAGCCGCAGGTACTTCTCGCCGATCAGGCGCTCTTGCGGCGTCATGTCTTTCAGGTTGCAGCCATGCGGCATGGTCACGGTCAGCGACAGAGATTTGCCGCGCCCGCCCGAGGGACCGGGGTGGAACTTGATCGTGAAACGCGCCCGCGTGATCACCCATTCCGGCACCTCACCGGTAACCCCGTGGGCGAAAGTACCTCCGCCGATGTCCAGACCAATGCGATGCTCGGCCATCTGCCAGATTGTCCGGTCAGCGCCTGACATGGACTCCAGCGTGATGCGTTCCTTCGCATCCCCGAGATCCATCAACCGCAGTTCCTTGACGGTCACGCCGGCGATCCCGTCTGCCGGATCGGTCGGAAAATCGAACGGCTGCGCGAGCATGCTGAGATCATATTCCCGCAGCGGCAGCTGTTGCTTTTCGTCAATGGCAATGCCGAGCAGATCACGCGCCATGAAACGCGTCAGATCCATGCGATCCTCGCGCGTCTTGGCCACGACCTCGATCACGCCGGTCGCCGCCTCATAGGTCAATGCAGCCTCGAACACCGGTTTGACGATCCGCCGCGCCAACGTGCTGTTGGCATCGAAACCCAACATGTCCTCGGGGCGGCCTTCGCGGTAGACGGCCACCTGAACGAGTTCGCATTCTTCACCGTCGAGGATCACCCGGTGGCGATCGAAGATGTCGACATGCACATTGGGTGTTTCGAACCGTTCACGGATCGCGGCAGTGAAGGCAGCAATCGAGATCGGATCATTCTTCACATCCAGACCTTCATCGACACCGAAGCCGCTCCAGGACCGACCGCGCCGACGCTCGTCGTTGTAGCGGACCTCTTCGGCCAGCCGGAACCGGTCTGCCTCGTTCAAGAACACCCAGAGTGATCGATTGTTGGGGCCCTCGAGCGTGTCGAACGTCGCGCGATCCAGCACGACATTCTGCAAGGCATTCTGCCCGGGCTCATCTGCGAGGGCCGCAACGCGCCCAGCGTCAAGGATGACGCGCTGCTTTTCAGCCTCGTCCATGTCGTCGACTGCCTTGATCAAAGGCTCGACAACCTCCGGCTCGGGTTTGGTCCAGTCGACCGGAGGAAGGGAGGTGAAGCCGCCTGCGGTAAAATAGTCCTGCAGCCGGGGAATCGGGGTTTTGCGGAGGAAGGAAGCAATCGCTGTCATGACGTGGCCTTTCTAAGCCTGGGAGGGAGGAGGACGACAGAATCGCGAAAATGCGATACGATCATGTTCGATATATACCGAACAAATCGTCAGGTCTACTTGCGCGGAACATTTTTGTTCGGCATATCGAACAAGCGTCCTCCAACCAAGGAAATCAAGGATGATACGATGACCACGTCCCTCGGCGCCAAGATCAAGCGCCACCGCAAGGAGAAGGGATACTCCCTCGACAAACTCGCGGCGCTGACCGACTCCAGCAAAAGCTATCTTTGGGAACTCGAGAACCGTGATACCCGAAAACCGTCCGGCGAAAAGTTGACCCGCATTGCCCAGGCACTGGAGGTCACGACCGATTACCTGCTCGATGACAGCGAGGAGCCCGGCGACGAGGTTCTGAAAGAGGCATTCTTCCGCAAGTTCAGCAAGCTCGATCCCGAAGACCAACAGAAAATCAACCAGATGATCGATATGTGGGGGAAGAAGGATTGAGCCTGCCGACGACGCCTCAGAGCTGGGCCAACCGCCTGACGAAAATCCTGTCCGTGCATCAGGCGGTGCACGGGCTGCCGCGGTTCCCCATCGACGTGGCCGCGCTCGCGCAGGATTTCTCGCGTCAGGTGTTTCCAGACGCGCCGATCACCATCGTGAAGGGGCTTGCGCTGTCCAAGGGCGTCGAAGGCATGCTGATGCCGCATCCTAGCGGCTCCGGCGAGTGGGGCATTATTTACAACGAGACCATCCGGTCGTCGGGGCGGCGCAACTTCACGCTGGCCCATGAGCTGGGGCACTACCTCCTCCACCGAAACGCCAACCCGCGTGGGCTGGAATGCACCAGCCGTAACATGGCCGATTGGGATGAGGCCCGGAACAAGATCGAGGGGGAGGCAAACACCTTCGCCTCCTACCTGCTGATGCCGTTCGACGATTTCCGCGAACAGATCAAAGGACGGATCGTCGACATCAACGTGATGACCGAACTCGCAGATCGATATGCCGTGTCGCTCACAGCCGCGATCCTGAAATGGATGACGATCACCGATAAGCGCGCGATGATCGTGGTTGGCAAGGAAGGCTTCATCGACTGGGCGTGGTCCAGCGAACCGTTGTTGAAGTCCGGGATCTTCTACCGGGCACGCCAAATCGTGACGGAATTGCCAGCAGCATCATTGGCGGCGCGAGAAGTCGATTGGGACACAGGTCGCCACGGCGTTGAGCATCCGGCCGGGGTCTGGCTAGGCAACGAACCGGTCCGCGAGATGACGGTGTTCTCGCCGGGCAATGAAATGTCGATCTCATTGCTCCTCTATCCCGACCAGGCGCCCTCGCGTTGGGAGATGGCCGAGCTCGAGGAAGAAGCTACCGTCGATACGTTCGACAAATTCATGGGCGGTTCCGGGCGGTGATTCGCCGTGAGGCCCGGTTAGGACGGCCAATGAACTGACAAAGCGCATACGCAATTTTACGCGGTTCTTCGCACAGGTCGAATCCTGCCGTAAATTATTGATTTACTTGTATTTTTATGATTTCGCGATACGATTACGGCATCATCTCAATCGCGAAAAGTCGCCATGACATCTGATTCAGAAGGCCCGATTTCCGGGCCCAATCCCCTATGCCCTGAGCGCATGTCGGCTGAGGCGCGCATCGAAGCAATCGGCCGCATCCTCGCTGGTGGCCTGGTGCGTGTTCTGGCCGAGGAGTCCAGTTCTTTATCTGCCGAACCCGGAGACCGTTTCGTGGACTTACCGCCCCGAAAGAGCGGTGGTCGTCGCAGGAAACGTATCCGTATCGGAGGAATTGATGAAGCATCACAATAAGATAATACCACCCACACCGGGCCAGGATGCCAGCCTGGACCAAACGGTCCTGTCGCGTCTGGCCGCGTTGAAAACCCTGTCCGTCAAGGAATTGAAAGCTGAGTGGGAAACCCTGATGGGGAGCTCAGCGCCCAATAACAGCCGCGCATTTCTGGAGGGCAGGCTCGCCTATCGCATTCAGGAAGTGACCTACGGCGGGCCGGATCGGGAAACCCGGCGGATGCTCGATCTGCTCGCTGACGAGGTCGAAGGGATCGCGCGCCGCAAGCATCAGATCACGGATCCTCGCAATCCCGTCCCGGGCACGCAGCTCATCCGCGAATGGAACGGCGTCGAGCATACGGTGACCGTTTTGAAAGACGGGTTCGATTGGCAGGGCCGCAAGTATAAATCGCTCTCCGGCATCGCTCGCGAAATTACTGGCACGCGGTGGAACGGCTATCGCTTCTTCGGGCTACAGACCCGTTCCCGGGAGATTTGACCATGGACAGCAACACGCGCCCAAATCGCCGTTTGCGCTGTGCGATCTATACCCGCAAGTCGTCCGAAGAGGGGCTCGATATGGAGTTCAACAGCCTCGATGCACAGCGCGAGGCCTGCGAGGCCTACATCGCCAGTCAGCGATCTGAGGGCTGGGCCTGCCTGCGCGAGCGCTACGACGACGGCGGGTTCTCCGGCGGCACACTGGAACGCCCTGCGTTGAAACAGCTGATTGCCGATGTAGAAGACGGCCTCGTTGATGTGATCGTGGTCTACAAGATCGACCGCCTCAGCCGCGCCCTGATGGATTTTTCGAAGTTGGTCGAGCTTTTCGACCGGCATGGCGTCACTTTCGTGTCGGTGACCCAGTCCTTCAATACGACAACATCGATGGGACGGCTCACTCTGAACATCCTGCTCAGCTTCGCGCAGTTCGAGCGGGAGGTAACGGCAGAGCGGATCCGGGACAAGGTCGCCGCCTCGCGGAAAAAGGGAATGTGGATGGGCGGCTACGTCCCCCTCGGGTACGATGTCGTCGACCGCAAGCTTCTCGTGAACGAGAACGAGGCGGCGCAGGTAAGGCGGATATTTGAGCGCTTCGTCGAACTTGGATCCGCCACGATTCTGGCGCGAGAGCTCCGCCGCGAAGAGGCCCGCAACAAGCAGGGGACGCTGATCGACAAAGGTTATCTCTACCGATTGCTCAAGAACCGCGTTTATCGCGGTGAAGCTGTCCACAAGGGTACTGCATACCCCGGCGAGCATGATGCCATCATTGACGCCGACCTCTGGGATCGCGCCCACGCCATCCTGCAGGAGAGCCCCCGCAAACGCGCCAACAACACCCGCGCGCAGACACCGGCGCTGCTCAAAGGGCTGATCTTCTCGGAAACCGGCGCGGCAATGACGCCCACCACCACGAAGAAAGGCTCGAAACTCTACCGCTACTACGTGTCCATGGACGTGATCCGGAACCGAGATACCGGCGACGAGACCGCGCCCACGCGGCTGGCTGCCGGGATGGTCGAAAAGGTGGTGGTGACTGAAATCCGACGGATCCTGCAAACGCCAGAGGTCGTCACGCAGGTGTTGTCGGCGCTCAAAACCAAAACCGCCAATATTTCAGAAGCCGACGCGTTGGGCGCGCTGCACGAGTTCGACACACTCTGGGCCCAACTCTTTCCAGTCGAGCAAGGCCGGATTGTTCAGCTCCTCGTTCGACGCATCACGGTGACTGCCGCGGGGCTCGAGGTCGATATCCGGCGCGAAGGCATCGCCGGGGTCATCCGCGAGATGTTCGCCCCGCGCGAGATAGAGGCCGCCGAATGACCAATTCCAATGACACCATCCGCATTCTGATCCCTCTCAAAGTGCGGAAGAAAAACGGGCGACCGAAGATCCTGCCGCCCGCTGACCATGGCCCGAGTGCGGATCAGGCACAGGATCCCCACATCCTTCGCGCCATCGGCCGGGCATGGGCTTGGCGGCGGCGCATGGAGGCAGGGGAGTTCGCCACGATCCAAGAACTGGCTGAGGCTGTCGGTCTGGCCGAGCGCCATGTCAGCCGGCAGCTGCGGCTCGCGTATCTCGCCCCCGAGGTGCTGAAGCTGTTGACCTGCGGGCGGGAGGCGTCGGCGGTCAGTCTTTACGATCTGTGTTTTCTAGCGGCAGAACCGTGGGGGGAGCAGGCAGAGCGGGTTTTCTAGAAAAAGAAAACCAAGCGTTCTGTGAACTTACTCCGTCTGTGAAGTAGGCTAATGCTGTGACCCACGATAGTTCGTGGAACTGCCAAAGAGCTGGTCGACCGGCCGTACTCAGTAGTGTCGGATGCACGCTACTTGACGAAGTGCATCAGGCCAGATCATTTCATGTCTCATGGGCAGATACTATCAGACATTCGCACGAATCGGCGCGGGCCTAGCAGCCATTGCAATGCTCGTTTGGTTCTTGTGGCCCGGCGGGACGTGGCAGTTTGAGCCTGAGCCGTTTTTCGCTTTTGGTGTTGCGGTGGTCGTCTGGGCATTTACCGAGTTTAAACTGAGCGAAGAGGTTATCTATCGAGCATCTACGCCAAATGATATCCGGTTTGGCCGAGAGATTTTTGCGTATGGAACTTGGAATTTCCGAGAGCTTTTGAAAGATCACGACTACCATCGTGGCATCCACCCCAGGTTTCTGACTGAAGCGTCACTATTGGTCAGCGAAACTGAGCTCGGAATTGCACATTTCCAGGACGGTCGGGTCCAGAAAAAATACTTGGACTTCTTCGAGCGCCTGAAGGCCTTTGTCGACTATTTTGGAATGCACTCGTCACCGGAGCAGTTTGGATCTGTGATGCTGCAATCCGTCATTCCAGCCAACCAGTTCGATGAAATGAATGTAACCCCGCACCACCAAGATGAGATTAATGAAGTGAATAGGCTAGCTACTGAAGCTTGGAAAGCCATGCGGCCTCTGATAGCGGAGATTAAAGAACGAATTCCTGAAGTGTTCGACGAACAGATCAGGGGCGGTTGGATCAGGAGTCCTGAAGAGTAAAAAGCGCCAACGCGCGACAGGCCGCAATTAACAGGTCCGTCTCCCGCTTCGCTATCAATGAAAACTCGCCTGAAAGGACGTCGCGGTCAGCGAGACATGCGCGTCCAGCGGTGGATGTAGCTCAAACGCCTTCGGCTCGCGTGCGAAATTCCAGAGCCGGAACAGGGACCATTCCGCGCACCGCTCCTCTGCCACAGCCAGTTCGTTCCGGCTGATGTGGAAAGGTGTGCGTTCCCAGCCATTCGTCGTCTTCACCTCGATCAGGCGCGAGCGTCCGTCCGGCGCGAAGCTGGCGATATCGTAGCCAGCATGACCTGCCCCCCGGTCGTCCCTCGTTCATAACGAGAGTCCTTTGGGTTGATAGACGTCGGTTTCGGGCTGGGCAAGCGCGCCGGGCGCGGAGCCCTCAGATTGCTCAAGCGCCCGGCGCGCTTCGGCCGGGGTCTGGTTCCCCAGCGAAGAATGCGGCCTGACATTGTTGTAATCGTAGCGCCACAGGCCCAGCTTCCGTCTGGCATCATCCAGGCTGTCGAAGATCTCCTCGTTCAGGCACTCGTCACGCAGGCTGCCGTTGAATGACTCGATGTAGCCGTTCTGCTGCGGTTTGCCGGGGTCGATGTAGTGCCACTCGACCTTGTTGTCGTTCGCCCATTTCAGGATCGCCTTGCTGGTGAACTCGGTGCCATTGTCAGAGACAATACACGCCGGTTTTCCGTAAATCCTGACCAGCGCGTCCAATTCCCGCGCGACCCGCGCACCGGAGATGCTGGTGTCTGCGATCAGGCCGAGGTTTTCGCGACAACAGTCATCGTTGACGGCCAGGATGCGGAACTTCCGGCAGGCCCCGAACGTGTCGGACAGGAAGTCCAACGACCAGCGCTGGTTCGGGCGCAGCGGCACAGGCATCGGTGTGCGACTGCCCCGCGCCCGCTTGCGCCCGCGTCTACGCCGAACCGACAGTCCCTCTTCCCGGTAGATCCGGTAGAGCTTCTTCTCGTTCATCACCATGCCCTTGCGCTCCAGCATGACACCAATGCGCCGGTAGCCGAACCGCCGCCGCTTCTCGGCGATCTTATTCATTTCCAGACGGATCTCCGGGTTGTCCGGCGGGCGTTCCCGCCGCACGGTCTTCGGATCGACACCGATCAGGACGCAGGCCCGGCGCTGAGAGATCGGATGCCCCTTCATCGCCCGCAGCACTGCGTCCCGCCGTTGCATCGGCGTCGTCAGGGCTTTCCCAACAAATCCTTCAGAACGACATTGTCCAGCATGACATCTGCCACCAGGCGCTTCAGCTTCGCGTTCTCCTCCTCAAGCTGCTTCAGGCGTTTGGCATCGGACAGGTCCATCCCGCCATACTTGGCCTTCAGCTTGTAGAACGTCGCCGGGCTCAGCCCATGCTTCCGGCAAAGCTCAGCGGTCGGCAAGCCAGCCTCCTGCTCTTTGATCATCCCGATAATCTGCGCCTCGGTGAAACGGCTTTTCCTCATCTCGTCTGCTCCTTCAGGTTGGCAGACTCTACATCATGGTGAGGTGACTTCCGGGGGGCAGGTCAAGCACCATCGCCATCCTCTTCTGACACCCACCGAACCCTACGCGCAAGGTCCTCGCGGCCCGCTGATTTGAGGGCTGCACGTTCGTGCGCCAGGACGCGCTCCTCACCGGCACGGCCGAGCGTGCGGTTCCGCTCGTCTCTCGCCGCGACATCGAATATTCGGGCGATGTGCAGCATCTGCTCCAGCTCCTGCGGCGGCGGCTGGTTCGACAACGTGGGCGGCGGCCCGATCCAGATTGGCGCGGCTTCGGCCAGGCCGGTCGGCGCTCCTGCACCCGAACGGCGGCCGAGCCACGCCGGGTTCAACGCCAGCCAGCGCGCCACGGCATCAACCAGTGTCATCTGGAAATTGAACGCTGGCTTGTAGCCCGGGATCCAGTCCTCACCGAGCCCCTTCAGCACGGCGCTGATGTTCTGATGTTTGAACTCGACCGATCCCTCGGACCGATCTTTCAACAATGGCATAAGCGCCCGTCGATGCTCGGCCTTGTTGTAGCGGTGCCCAGCGATGTCATCGGCCAGCATCGCAAAGTAATCTGCGACGATCAGGTCGTTTTCTTTATCTGTCCAGGGCACGGTCGACATGCCGCCAGGCTATGAGCGGAAAGTCTCTTTGTCATCAGAGACTTCTCGTGATCGTTCGCACCAACGCGCACAACCACGCCGCCTTCGGGTGTCTCTGTTCGCATTGATAGCGGTCGAGCCCGCTTCAACTGCGGCGCAACCTATTTTCGGCAAGCAACTGAAAAGACGCACATTTTTGAATGCGTCTCGATTAGGGTGAAGGGCGGGTGGAAAGAGACGCGGGGCGTTCGGAGACCGATTTCGGCCGAAACCCCAGTCTCCGTAAGTCGGATGGCCTCGCTAAACCCCTTTGAACCAAAAAGAAAAAAGGCCCCGTCAGGGACCTCATCTCGGGTTTGCGAATGGTGGGTGGCGGAGGAGGTGGGATTCGAACCCACGGTGCGCTTTCGCGCACGCCGGTTTTCAAGACCGGTGCAATCGACCACTCTGCCACTCCTCCGGCGTTGTTTGACTATGACCTGCCACTGAACATTCATCCAGCCGCCATTTGAGCCCGGTTGGTGTTTACGCCGATCGGCGCAGTTTGAGCAATCGCCCGACGCGCGGAGCTTTCATCGCGCGCGGCGGGGCGGGCGATTGCGGTGGTCGGGGTCTGCGCGCAATCGGCCGGGGTCCGGCAATGCAACGCCGGTTGCGGGCGCTCCGTGTCGTGGTCTGCTGCCCGGGCGACGATCACGGCGCGTGCGTGAGCCAGGTTCGTATTTGAGCTGCGCCACGCGACCGTTGTCCTCGGACCGTCGCCTATCGGGACTGAACCGATGGCGCCCCGAGGGGCAACCGGACAAGGTCTCGTCGTTCGATGGAGATGTTGTCGAGACACCGGCCTTTGCCGTCCATCGAGATCCAGGTGCCGATCCGTTTCAGCCCGTCGGTTCAAGCGAAAGACGTGAACTGCAAACCCGGGTCTGTGTTTATGATCTCCGGCGGGCCGAAGCGACGGACTGCTTCATCCTACGACGCAGAAGTCGGCCTCGAGCGTGTCCGAGATGCGCCAAGCCAGCGCCTTGCGGGTGGACCGGTCCATGACCGCGACCAGGTAGAGGAACCCACGCCGCATCGGCAGATGGGTGATGTCGGCGCACCAGACTTGGTTGGCCCGATCGACCCGCAGCCCACCCAGCAGGCAGGGGTAGGTCCTGTGCCCCTTCGCGGGCTTGCCGGTGTTGGGCTTTTGATAGATCGGCATCGTTCCGGGGCTTTCGCGGCCCCACTGGGGCCACGGTCCCCTTCACCATGAGCCCCATCAGCCGCCGGATGCGCTTCACGTTCACGGCATGGCCCCCGTTCCTCAGGTGCCAGGTCATCGGTCGGACCGCGAAGAACGGGGTTTCCGGGAACTGCCGGTCGATGAGCTGCATCAGTCTCTGGTTCATCGCGGTCTCGCCCAGCGGCGCGTCGTAGAACGACGACCGCGAGATCGACAGCAGGCGGCATTGCGCCCCGACCGACAGCGTGGGGGGAGAGCGTTCGATCATCCCGCGCCTCACTTGCCGGCCCAAAGCTCGGACTGCTGCCGCGCCAGGGCGACAAGCGAGAACTCGATGTCGTCCACAGTGGCGCGCTCGATCGGCACCGCGCGGTTCGGCCTCTCAGACAGGGCCGGAACGTTGACCGTGTCGGGGATCGCCTCCATCCAGCTCGACTGGCGCAGGCGTTTCAGGGGGGAAGTCGTGAACAT